CACGGGTAGACTTTATGACGATGGGAACTTCCACATAGATGGAATTGGCTCTCCTGTCTGGATTAACTCTCTAAGCAACAGCACTATTGAACTGAACACACAGACCACTGGTTATGTGAATATCGGAAACAGCGCCCGTGCGCCTATCTACTACGATAGCGCCAACACTGCGTATTATATTGACGCAGCGTCTAACTCGGTTCTGAATACGCTGACACTTGGTGGCCGCGCTACAACAAATGCCGTTTTCTATTCTGGCTTTACGCTTGACGCTAATACCATGCTAACAAACAGCACGGGCTTCACATACGCCCTAAATGCGCCGTTTACTGGCCCTATTGTGCGGCTAGGTCACGGCGCATACGACTTGTTTTTCAATGCGCCTTACAGCGAAAGCGGTTACGCACTCGCTTTCCGCACTCAAAACGGTGACACGGCTACAAATAACCCGTGGCGTTATTCTGTAGTTTATGACGTTAACCGAGCTGCAAACATATACGGTTCAGCCTTTTACGACAGCAATAACACTGCGTTCTTCTTTGATGGAGCCAGCACAACGAATATTAACACGCTTTCTGGTAACAATAAGACCGCTCTTGAAACTGCCGACAGCTATCTTCGTATCAATCAAAGTAGCACATTTTCTAATGGTATATGGTTAGGTAGCAGCCACATTGGTGGTAGTGGCACAACGCTTCATCTTGGTAGCAACGGCGACTCCACTTTAGCTCGCATTCGCCTTATTAGTGGAACTTACAGCGGCAGCACAGTAATCACTCTTAACGGTGCTGATGGCATTGGAACGTCTACTGCTAGTTGGCGCGCACCAATCTTCTACGACAGCAACGACACTGGCTACTACATAAATCCCAACGGTGGCAGCAACCTTAGCAAGACCTTTACCTATTTAGGCGGCAAGGACACAAACGCTAACTGGAATACTGGCTTCCAAAATACGCCGCCACAAGCCTATAACTTTCATGGCGACATTTCTAGCGGTGGCCCCGCTGGAACATGGTGGTTCTACGAAAGTATGCGGCACTCAAACGCAAGCAATTATTGGGGGACGCAAGTTGCTTGGGGTTGGGAAGATAACGAAAGGCGGCTGCTACAGCGCAACGTAAGCAATGGCACGTTTAGCGCGTGGGTTGAGTATCTAAACACCAGTGGCCGCACATACTCTGGCAACCTTACAATGACTGGTTCAATTATATCGTCAGCAAGCGATGTAAGAGCGCCGATATTCTATGACCAGAACAGCACTGGTTACTACGTTGACCCGAATAGCAATTCGGTTCTCTACAGTTTTGACAACATAAATCAGCGTTGTTCTTATAGCCGTCAATGGGAAAATTATCCTGGAATTTCAGTATATAACACTACTGACCAAGGGCCACAGGCTGATTTCCGCATCTTTGGTTCTCCTGGCGCTAATGGTGGCGATTTCTCTGTTCGCTTGCTTGTTGATGGCGACATCCAGACACTAAACGCGCTTCGTGCAGGAAGTTTAGCCTCTGCACCAATTTACTACGACAGCAACAACAGTGGCTATTATCTTGACCCCAATGGTGGCTCATATTTAAACGGCGCTACATTTACCGACCTAATAACTGGCCGCAATAGTCCTTCCACAGACGTAAACACTGCCAACGACACTGGCTCTATCTCCATTAGGGGTAGCACTACAACGGTGGCGGCTGTGTCGTTCCACCGCGCTGGTGCGTATGCCATTAACATGGGACTTGGAACTGATAACGTGTTCCGCATCGGTGGTTGGTCAGCCAGCAGCAACGCTTTCCAAATGGACGGCAGCGGCAACCTTACCATGCTTGGTAACGTCACGGCATATTCAGACGCTCGACTAAAAAAAGACGTTTTAACCGTAACCAACGCGCTTGAACTTGTCAGCAAGATGCGTGGCGTTACCTACACTCGCATAGATACGGGTGAGGCTGGCGTTGGCGTTATAGCTCAGGAAATGTTGGAGGTTATGCCCCAAGTTGTTCAACAAGGTATTGGTGAGGATGACACTCTGTCTGTTGCCTACGGAAACCTTGTCGGCGTGTTAATTGAAGCTATAAAAGAATTACGAGTTGAAGTAGAAACATTAAAAAATAGGAGTTAATTAAATGGCACTAACTTATGTATATGCAGTAACATCGCTTAAAAAGACCACTGATGGCAGCATCAACAATGTTGTGGTTCAAACAAATTGGACTTGCACTGGCACTGATGAAGATGGTGACAGCGGCGTATTTAACGGCGCTACTCCTTTTCCATTGTCAAGCGTTGACCCTGACAATTTCATTCCTTATGAGGAATTGACTGAAGCAGACATTATTGCATGGATACAAGCAGTGGTAGTTGGTTCTTATAAAGACCACATTGACGGGCAAATTAATAAGCAAATTGCCTTAATCAAAGACCCTGTTGTTGAAGTGCCAAGCAATGAACTGCCTTGGTCGCCACCAACTGAACCAGAACTGGACGCTGTAAATGAACCCGCAACTTGATAAATTGGTAGACGCAGACGAACAGCCACAAGAGCCAACATTGGCGTTGAATGTAAGCATCAACGAAATTAATGTTATCTTGGCTGCTCTTGCTGAATTGCCTCATCGCGTATCTGACCCCATTATGCGTAAGCTAATGGAACAGGCGCAGAGCCAGTTGCCCAAGCCTAATTAATGAATGCATCAGACCAACTCCTTGACCTTTTAACAATCCGACAGCTTCTGTTGGAGCGCATTATTGCTGGCGAGAACATTGCCATTAATAAACAGCTTGATAACATTGCAATAGCAATCACTAAGGCGTTAAAGGGCAAGGAGTTGACTGAATACCAAGGCAAGCGGCTAGACAAGGCTATTGCTGAACTAACAATTATTATGAGTATTGAAGCGCCTGACCTTGCTGGCATTGCCGCATCAGAAGCTTCTTTTATGAACGCTGCATTTGCCAGCGTAGGCATTGACGCTGTATTGCCGCCTACTAGCGTTATAAACGAGATAGCTAAATCATCGCTTAGTCAAGGCGCGACCATTGGTAGCTGGTTTACACAATTAAATGAAACCGCAAGGTTTAATATTAACCGCGAGATAAAAAATGGCATTAGCCTTGGCTTAACCAATAGCCAGATTGCCAAAGCTATTATTGGCAAGGGCGACAAGGGCGGTGAGCCGCTTGCTAAGGCACGGCGCGATGCAATGACCATTACACGCACAGCAACGCAGACTGTAGCTAATGACGTTCGCCTAGCGGGGTATTTAGAGAACGCTGACATCATTAAAGCGGTGCAATGGGTAGCCACACTGGATAGCCGCACCTCTGACGTATGTATTGCACGCTCTGGCAAAACATGGTCGTTTCCAGACTTTAAACCTTTAGGCCACAGCATACCTTGGAACGGTGGGCCACCAGCACACTTTTCATGCCGCTCAACATCTGTTCCAGTTACGCGCTCTATGTCTGAAATAACGGGCAAGGCTGAAGACCAAATAGCTCCGCGCACCCGCGCAAGCATGGATGGTGCAGTTGCCCAAGACTTAACCTTTGACCAATTCCTAAAGAACAAGCCACCCGCTTTTGCAGATGAAATGCTAGGCAAGGGCCGTGCTGACTTGTGGCGGTCAAAAAAAATAACATTAAGCCAGCTATTAGACCAGCGTGGCAATCCTTTGACATTAACACAACTGGAAAGCAAATATGGAAAACCATGACGATATGGTCAACCATTTCTAAATGTGTTAATAGCAAGCTGATGCAAAGGCAGAGCCGATGCGTTACCCGCCCCAGAGGGGCAACAATAGTCCAGAGGACAAACTTATGAGCGAAGAAAGAATCACGGAGTTAGAAGCAGCTATCGAAGTGCTGAGCGCCAAGAACAACCAGTTGCTAGGTGAAGTTAAAACATTCAAGGCTAAAGCTAAAGGTGTAGACATTGACCCTACTGAATACGCAGCGTTGCAGAATGAAAATGACGCGCTGAAGTCAGAACTAACCAAGACCACAAAGGATAGCGCAAAGACAATTGAAGCCTTGCAAAAGAACCTGACCGAAAAAGACGGTGCATTGCAATCTTATTTAATTGATAATGGGCTAAACGATGCGATGCTGAAGGCGGGTATTAAGCCAGAGTTTATGTCGGCTGCAAAGGCGATGTTAAAGGCAAATACCAAAGTAACGGCGGAAAATGGTCAATATTCTGCGCTTATGGGTGAAAAGCCGTTGTTTGAAGCAATTACTGAATGGGCCGCTAGTGATGAAGGTAAACACTTTGTTTCTGCTCCCGCTAATTCTGGTGGTGGAGCCACTGGCGGAAACGGTAATGGTTCACCTATCGCGCCCAAAGGTAACTTAGGTGGTGATAAAGGGCAGCGGGTAAACGCAATTAAAAATATGTTCCCTGATTTAGCATAAGGATTTTTAGTTATGTCACTTTCGCAAATGAAAGTATTCAACGAATATGTAATGCCAGCCACTATCGAGACACTCTCGCAAATGGTTGACAAATTTAACGGTGCATCCAACGGCGCAATCCGTTTGACCACCACTGGCTTTGACGGTGACTTTTATCAAGAGTCGTTCTTCGCTGCCATTCACTCCGCGCAGCGCCGTGTAGACCGTTATGCGGCACAAGCCGCTGCTTCGCCAACTGACCTTTCGCAGCTTCAAATCAGCGGCGTTAAAGTTGCTGGTGGCTTTGGCCCAATCCGTTTTGAGCCTTCGCAGCTTACTTGGTTGCAGAAGCCTACTTCGGAAGGCATTGAAGTTGCATCGCGTAACTTTGCTGAAGCTTTGATGGCTGACCAGTTAAACACTGCTATTGCTTGTCTCGTGGCTGCAATTGCTAACCAAAGCACAGCAACAACCGTTGACGTTTCTGCTACTGCCGCACTTAGCTATGCAACAATGAACAGCGCAAATGCTTTGTTTGGTGACCATTCGTCAAACATCGTTGCCAATGTCATCAACGGCGCAACCTACCACAAGCTTATTGGTCAGAACTTGACCAACGGCGCACAGTTGTTTGTTGCACAGAATGTTCAAGTTGTGGACATCCTTGGTCGCCCTGTTATTGTTACTGACGCTCCTGCGCTTTATACCGCTGGCTCGCCAAACAAGGCACGCGCACTTGGCTTGGCTGATGGTGCGGCTGTTGTTTATGATGGCGGTGACGTTATCAGCAACATTGAAACCAACAACGGTCAGACCCGCATTGAAACGACGATGCAAGTTGATTACACCTTTGGCGTAGCTGTTAAGGGCTACACTTGGGATGTTACCAACGGTGGCAAATCGCCAACCGATGGAGAACTTGCAACTGGCACGAACTGGGATAAAGTAGCAACATCCATCAAGCACACCGCTGGTGTTCTTGCTATCGGTGACGCTGCTCTGTAAGTAAGGGAAACGGGGCTGTCCAGTTGGATGGCCCCTAACCTTAATGAAAGGATTGTTTATGGCTAAAATTATTTATGAGCCACATCCAGTAAGCGTATCGCGCAAAGCAAAGCTTCAAGCTGAAGGCTACAAAATTATTGATGCTATCTTTGCACCCGCTGGAACACCTATTCACGTTAGGCTGGAAGAAGAAGTTGAGCCAGTAGAGCCAGAAGTAGAAGCTGAACCAGAAGCAGAAGATACGCTAGTAGCGTATGAAGAAGAAGCTGAAGATGCTCCTGCAAAGCGTGGTCGTCCAAAAAAGGGTTAATTAAATGGCATTCGTAGTCGAAACAGGGGCTGGTGTCCCAAACGCCAATAGTTATGCTAGTGTTTCGGATGCGGATAGCTATGTAGCTGACCGTGGGATTACTGGTTGGTCAACGCTTACTAATACCATTAAACAACAGGCGTTGATAAAAGCAACCGATTACCTTGAGGCTACCTACCGTGATGCTTGGAAGGGTAACAGAATAACTGTAACCCAAACATTATCATGGCCGCGAACTAACGTAATTATTGATGGCTTTTTGTTAGACGCTAATGCAATTCCATTTGCAGTAGAATATGCCTGTATAGAAATGGCGCTTCGTGCTTCTACTGGTGAAACGCTAATTGCTGACCAAGGCCAAAAAGTAAAACGTGAAAAAATTGATGTTATTGAAATTGAATACCAAGATTACTCTGACCCGTCACAACGCTATATATTTGTAAACCGTATGTTGTCTCCATACATTCTTTCTTCCGTTGATGGTGGTTTAGGTCAAGTAAGAATTATGAGAACTTAACTTTAATTGGAGTGAATTAAATGGCAAATATTGTTTCTACAAGCGTTCAAGGCAGCGGAGCACGAGTTGTTAACCGCACTACTCTTTCTGCATCTGATACATTGGTTTATAACGCAAGTGCATCTTCAGTGCTTATTCTTGATAACGTAACTGGCGGCGCACTTACTGTTAACATAGACGGTGCAGATGGCACTACAGTGCCTGTGCAGGGCATTGGAAGCGTTAGTGTAGCGGCTGGCTACTCAACTGGCTCAATTGCCGCTTCTGCTTGTGTTGCTATCCCGCTTGACAGCATTGACCAGTATTTGAAGGGTGTCATTACTGTCACTGGCGGCACTGGTATCAAAGCCACATTGATTGAATACTAAGTAAATGATTAAACAGGCTCAAACAGCGGCTAATTTACTTGCCAAATTTGGTGAGCCTGTAACTGTCACATTTACAAAAGGGGTATTGTATGACCCCATAACAGGTGAGGCCAACGGCGTTAGTGTCACAAGCACAATTGATGCCGTTGGCTATCCCTCACAATACAAAACAAAAGAAGTAGATGGGGTCGTAATTCAAGCGGGTGATATACGACTTATCCTTCAACTAATTACGCCAACTCCTGTCATTGGTTGCCATGTGTCTGTAAATGGCACAGATTACCGCATTATGAACATTCAAAGTATAAGGCTGTCAGGCCAAGACATTATCTTTATTTGTCAGGTAAGGGCTAACTGATGCAAGTAGGCACGCGAGTTTGGTTTCCTTGTGAATGGAATGTAGGAACGCTTGACAGCATACTGCATGATAACAATGGCGGTATTATTGCTTACATTCTTTTGCTAGATAATGGCGAAAAAGTGGCGGTAGATATGCAAGTAGCGGAGCCGTTTGATGAGCCTTACTAAAATTGGCGCTGCGCTATCTACGCAACTTGCAACTCTCAAGCTACCAACGGCGTGGGAAAACGTTCCTTTTAAACCAACGTCAGGCCAAGCATACCTTGCTGAAAGCCTAATTGCTGGCAACACTATTCCTGTTGGCTTTGCTAACCAAGCCTCTGATGAATTTGGCGGCATATACCAAGTGCTTGTATATTCCCCTTCTGATGTAGGAAAGGGCGTTGGCCGTGCTACCGCTGATGCCGTGGCCGCTGCATTTGTGCGCGGTCAAAGAATTACCTATGGGGGCGTTACTGTAACCATCTTATCAACGTCACAGTCCGCCGCTTTTATGTCTGGTGAACGCTGGGTTGTTCCAGTGTCAATTACATACAGAGCATTTGTATGACCACATTTGCCTTAGACATTAATAAGTTTATTAAAAAAACAGGCGGTAACGCAGACAAAGTTGTTCGTGAACTATGCTTTAATTTACTCAAAGACATAGTTTATAACACGCCAGTAGATAGCGGCAGGGCTAAGGCCAACTGGTTTACATCTATTGGCTCACCATCTAATCAAGAAATTGAATTTGCTGGTGGCAAGAGTGCGGCTGAAGGATTATCTATTGGCCGTGCAATGCCAGATGTTGCCAAAGCTACTGGCAATGTATTCTGGATAAGTAACAACCTTCCCTACATATACCGCCTTGAGTTTGAAGGCTGGTCTAAACAAGCGGAAGGTGGTATGGTGAGAATTGCTATTGATAACATGAAGCGCGATTTGCGGTGATTTGTTTGTCATTCGCAAGGGTTTTATTTTAGTTTCTTCGTGCATGGAGGTTTTTAATGTCTGATATTGTTTCTTCAGTCGGGACAGTTGTTTCCGTTTCGGTTACTGCTCCCGCTACTTATGATGCTACTGGTTTTGCTGCTCTAACGTGGTCTGCCTGTGGCGAACTTGCTGATTTGCCAGCGTTTGGTGCAGAAGCTGCGCTTGCTACTCACACGCCTCTTAAAACTGGCGTTGTTGCAAAGCGCCGTGGTTCGCTAAACTATGGTTCTGTTACTTTGACAATGGCTTTGTCTGACACAGACGCTGGTCAGGTTATTCTAGCAACTAAGGGCAGCGCCGCCGCTGGAGCCAGCGCAAGCGTTTCCGTTAAGGTTGTGCTTGTAAACGGTGACATCCAGTATTTCACTGCTCAAGTTATGTCTTACAAAACGAATGTCGGCAATGCTGATGCCATCACTATGGCAGAAGTTACGCTTGAAATCGACAATTCGGTCGTTAAGGTTTAACGACATAAAAGCTTCCCTGCCGTGGCTGCGTCCGACTACGGCAGGGGAGAACTTTAATCGGACGCATCGGATGGAGTTTTAATATGTCTTTTGACCTTAATTCATTAAAGCCAGTTATGGCTGACGATGGCGCTATTCTTAATATTGTGCATCCCGAAACGGAAGAACTTATTAAGGGTATGACTGTGACCCTGCTTGGACAGGACAGTAAAATTTACCGCAAGCTTCAACTTGGCAAGCAACAGGCCGCATTGAACCGCATGGCTAAAGGCAAAAAGGCGCTTGACCTTGATGCTGAAAAGCTTTCGGAAGATAGCATTGACGATTTAGTCAAGCTTACAATTGCATGGTCTGGCTTTGAACTAGATGGCAAAAAGCTTGAATGCAATCCAGAAAACGTCCGCAAAGTATATGCTGACTGGGCTTGGATTAAAGAACAAGTGCAGGAGTTTGTCGGGAACCGCGCTAACTTTTTTCGCGCAAACGATTGAACAACTATCAACTTTCGTTAAACACGCAGCGTGGTTGAACACAATACCGTCAAAGGCCAAGCGCCCAAGACGAGAAACCAAGTCGGATGCCATGCCTCACGTTGAGGCTGGCACTCACTTGCTAGAGATTTTATTTGAAGTTGGGCCATCCAAGCCATCTGGCATGGGCGGTCAAGTTGGTATTGATGAGATTGACCTAGTAGCGTGGCAATATAATCAGGGTGTCAACCTTACACCTTGGGAAGCCAAGACGATACGCAGTCTTTCTAAGGACTATGCGTATATGCTGGGACAAGCCAGTGATGCTAATTTTCCGCCACCTTGGGTAGACCCCAACATTATGACTGACGCAAGGCGAAGTAAAATTGCTGAAGCAATGTCATCATGGGCTGATAGTTTTAATGTGGGCAAGACAAGTCAATAGTTTTGCGCTATAAGCAATCACCATTCAGCGAGGTCAAAGCGTGGCAGATTTAGCAAACCTAAGAATTGGCGTAGATAGCCGCGAAATTAAGTCTGCCACAGCTGACCTAAATGCTTTGGGTAGCGCAGCTTTAGGCGCTGAACAAAAGTCAAATGGCCTCACAAAAACATTCGGTAATTTGCGCGGCGCATTAGCTGGCATAGGCTTTGGCTTAATTGCCCGTGAATTAGTAACAATGGCTGATACGTTTACTAATATGCAAAGCCAAATTAGATTGGTTACTTCTAGCACTTCTGAATTAGCCGCTGTTCAAGGCCGCTTATTTGAAATGGCGCAGAATAGCCGTGTCAGTTATGAAGGCACTGTAGACTTGTATGCGCGGCTTGCGCGTTCAACTAAGTCACTAGGCGTTAGCCAAGAGTCAGTTTTAACGGTTACTGAAAGCATTAACAAAGCGTTGCTAGTTTCGGGCACAAGCTCAACCCAAGCTTCTGGGGCATTGATGCAGCTAGGCCAAGCCTTTGCATCTGGCACGTTGCGGGGCGATGAACTAAATTCAGTCATGGAAGGTATGCCTCGCGTTGCCACCATGATTGCTGAAGGCATGGGCATTACTGTTGGTGAGTTGCGGAAGCTGGGCGCTCAAGGCAAGCTTACAGGCGCTGAAGTATTTAACGCCATTATGAAAATGAAAGACAGCGTTGAGGTTGAGGCGGCTAAAATGCCCATGACCTTTGGGCAGTCAATGACCAAGCTTCGCAACGCCTTGATACAATTTGTCGGCGGTAGCAATGAGGCGCTGGGCATAACCAGAACGCTTGCATTGTTTATATCTAAGCTATCAGAAAACCTTGATGTTCTAGCGGTGGCCGCTGGGGGCGCTGTGCTGGCTTTTGTGGCATTAAAAGCCAGTATGGGCATAAGCTTTATCGCAACTTACATTCGCTCTGTAGTGGGGCTGCAAATGGCTTTAGGGGCTACTGGAACGGCTTCGGCTGTTTTTAGTGCTGGCCTTAAAATGATACAGACATCTTTTGCATCATTAACGGCGACCATGATGCTCAATCCTTTTGTTGCTGTAGCGACTGCAATCATAGCAGTTACAACATTGCTATACGCTAATCGTGACGCACAGGTTCAAGTCCAAGGCCAAACGGTGCGGCTTGGCGATGTGTTTGTTGGCATTTTTGAAGTTATTAAACAGGTCGTGACTTTTGCCGCTAAAGTTTTTCGTGAAGGCTGGTCTTCAGCTATAGGCTCAATAGCGCCAAGGCTTGCGTGGCTGGGCGGTGTCTTTGACAGTGTATTCTCTGCAATTGGTAGCTTTATTAAAGGGTTTATCAATAATCAAATTGGCTTCTTTGCGGGGCTTTGGGCGGCGGTAACTGCTATCTTCAAGGGTGAAGATATTACAGACGCTTTTGGCGCAGCATTTAAAAAAGATTATGTTGGCGGATTTACTAAGCAAGTTGGCGACGGAATTGTTGCGTTGGCAAACCTTGGCGCAGAAGCAAACAAAGCTAACGATGCGGCTGTCAATTTAGGCGAAAATGGATTTGCCAAGGCTGGTGCAGGCGCTGATGCCTCAAAGAAAAAGACCAAAGAGGCAACAGATGCCTTAATGGAGTATTACAAGGGTTTAGTAGAAACAGGCAAGTATCTTGGCATCACTAATGAATATGAAATAAAAGCGGCTATGGCTCGTGAAGCTAATCGCGGTGCGCTTTCTGCACTTATTTTAACGCAGGGCAAGGCCAATGAAGCAAAACAACTAGAACTTGATAACGAAAAAAAACGCCAAGACTTTATTAAAGGCACGTTGGCTGACCTGTTATTTGAAAACACATTAATTGGCATGGGCGCAAAAGAACGTGAAAAAGCTATTGCCGTTCGCGCTTTGGAAAATGCTCAATTAGCTAAAGGCACGGCAGAGTATGACAAATACCTAGCCGCTATTTCAACTGGCTCTGACGCTAAGGTTTTGGATGACCAAAACAAGCGCATAAATGCGTTACAACAAGAAATTATACTAATGGGATTGCTTGGCGATGCCGCTGTCCTACAGGCTGCAAAATTTGCTGCTTTAGCCGCTGGCCTAAAAGAAGGCACGGATGCCTATGAGCAGTTTATTGCCAAGGCTACCCAAGAAGCTGGTCTTCAAAAAACCGTTGATGGTTTACAGGCTATTAAGGATGCTATGCAAGAGGTCAAAGATATGACCTTTGACATTGACCTTGAGGGTGTCTTTGGAAATGTTGGCAAGGCTGTTGGTGGCTTGGTCAATGTTTATGATGATTTTGCCAAGCGCCAAGAGGTTCTTGCCAAGGCAATGAGCAAAGACAACAAAGATGAAGTTGGTCGCCGTATGGCGCAGCAAAAATCATTCCGCAACGAGATTAACCTTTATGGAAACTTAGCGGCATCAGCCAAGGGCTTCTTTAAAGAAAAGTCTGTAGGCTATAAAGTGATGCAAGCGGCTGAAACTGCTTTCCGTGCTTTTGAGTTTGCTATGTCAATTAAGGCAATGGCAATGAACACGGCTGAAGCTACAAGCACAGTTGCTACAGAAGCAACTAAGACTGCGGCGCAAACAGCATCTGGCGCGTCAAAGATGTTTAGCCAGCTTGGTATTTATGCTTTCCCCATTGTTGCTGCAATGATTGCTGTCATGGCAAGCTTGGGCGGCAAGGGTGGCAGCGTAGCAACTCCAAGCATTCCTACGGCAGAAGATATGCAAGCTGCACAAGGCGCTGGGAGCGTGCTGGGTGATAGCACGGCCAAATCTGACAGCATTAACCGTGCGCTGGAGATTATGTCTGAAAACAGCAACACAGACCTTGAATACAGCAATCAAATGCTGTTGTCGCTTCGCTCTATCCAGAACAACATGGCTAACCTGTCAAACAATGTAGCCAAGCAAATATCTGTCAGCGGCGGTATGTTTGACACATCTGGTCAAAAGCTAGGCGCAAGCGGCTCTGGTGGCTTCCTTGGCATTGGCGCGTCAAGCACCACACGCTCATTGCAAGACCTTGGCATTGACATTGTATCATCATCTATTGCAGAAATTATTGCTGGCGGCATTAGTGGCAGCACATATCAAGTTGTTGAACAGGTCAAAAAGAAGTCTGGCTTCCTTGGCATCGGTGGCGGCACAAAGACAAGCTATCAAACCACAACTGGTTCTATTGACCAAGACGTTCGCAATTCAATTACGGGCGTTATCATAAGCTTGCGTCAGGGCTTGATTGATGGCGCTGATGTTATTGGCTTGGATGGCGCACAAGCCATTCTTGATAGCTTTGAGGTTAGCATTGGCAGAATAAGTTTGTCAGGCTTGACGGGTAGTGAAATTGAAGAACAGCTTAACGCTATCTTCTCAAAGGTTGGCGACCAAATGGCTGGGGCTTTGTTGCCGTCCTTGTCAACAATGCAGAAAATTGGTGAAGGTCTATTTGAAACCTTTGCGCGGGTGGCTCGTGAGTATCAAGTTGTTGATGTGGCACTGCGCTCCATTGGCAAAGAGTTTGGCGCTGTCGGCATTTCTAGCGTGGCTGCACGCAGCGCATTGGTGCAAATGTTTGAAAGCCTTGACCAATTTGTTGAGCAAACCAATTATTTCCGTGACAATTTTCTAACAGAAGCAGAGCAGCTTGCGCCTATTACGAAAGCTGTTTCTGACGAATTGCAGCGCCTTGGTTTATCTTCCATCTCTACCATTGAGCAGTTTAAGTTGGCGGTGCTTGGGCTAGACCTTACAAGCACGGCAGGACAAGAAGCATATTTTGCAATGCTGCAACTGGCTCCAGCGTTTAAAAAGGTAGCTGATGCACAAGCTGAAATTGCTGAAAAGCAAGTGGCGGCTGCAAAGGCTGTAGCTGATGCTGCGGAAAAGTCTGCCAAAGCAGTCCAAGATTTGCAAAACAAACGCGCATCAATGGAAATACAATTGCTTGAGGCGCAGGGCTTTGCAAGTGAGGCTTTAGCTGCGCGGCGTAATGCTGAACTTGAAGCAATGGATGAAAGTTTGCGCGGTCTGCAACTGCAAATATATGCAGCGCAAGATGCCAAGCTTGCTAATGATGCTCTTGCTGCGGCTGCAACGGCTGCATCTGCGGCTGCTAAAGTAGCGGCTGATTTGCAAAAGAGCAGAGTTGACCTTGAAATTCAATTGATGGATGCACTTGGTAGGTCAACTGAAGCCTTATCAGCACGCCGTGCAATAGAATTGGCTGCACTTGATGAAAGCTTGCGTAGCCTACAGCTACAAATTTACGCAGCGCAAGATGCTAAGGTTGCCAGTGAAGCGGCTGCTGAAGCTGCAAGAACTATGGCCGCTGAACAACAGCGCGTGTCGGAAGAAGCATTGGCTCTTGCTCGTGACCAGCGTTCGCTTGAAATTCAACTGCTAGAAGTGCAGGGCTTTGCGCTTGAAGCGTTGGCCGCTCGTCGTTTAATGGAAATTGAAACGATAGATGCAAGCTTGCGTGGCCTACAATTGCAGATTTATGCCGCTGAAGATGCACGGGTGGCAACTGAAGCTGCGGCTGAAGCTGCTAGGGCCGCTGCCGACGAACAAGCTAGACTTGCTGAACAAGCTTTGTCTATTGCTCAACAGCGCCGTGTTCTTGAAATTGAATTGCTTGAAGCGCAAGGTTTTGCCGTAGAAGCATTGGCGTTGCGCCGTGCAATGGAATTAGAAACTATTGATGCAACGCTTGTTGGTCTTCAAGAGCAAATTTGGGCAGCGCAAGCTAGGGCGGAAGCAGATGCAATTGCTGCACAAGCTGCGGAAGATGCGGCTGATGCACAAGTCAAAGCTGCGGAAGATGCGGCGCAAGCTATGCAGAAATATGCTGACACACTGGCAAGCGTTAGCCAAACGGTTGTTGAGGAAATTAACCGTCTGCGCGGCATTAATGCGTCATCATCTTCTGTTCTGTTAAAGGCTCAATTTGCTACACTTACGGCGCAAGCACGGAATGGCAATCTTGATGCACTTGGCAAGCTTCCAGAACTAAGCCGTTCAATTGAAGAAGCAACGCTAGGCAGTGCAACATCTGCGCTTGAAGTAGCACGGATACGCGCATGGCTTGATGCAAGCCTTAGTGAAACTTTGGCATCAAACGCTTTGTCGGGTGGCATGATAAACGCCACTAGCACTGACTTAACCTTTGACGGCAATAACACGGCCTCTGCTAATGCAGACCAAACATCTGGTGAACTATCAAATATGAGTAATGTGTTGTATACGGCCCTATATCAAGTCGCTAAAAACACGGGCAAGTCTTTTGAATTGCTTGACCGTTGGGATGGTGATGGTCTGCCAGATATTAGGGAGGATGCCAGTGATTATTATTAAGCCAGCGACTGTCACGGCTGCAACCTTAACTGCAACTAATGTTGCTGAAACTGACTATGCAGTATGGTCGGCTGGGACTTATACTTTAGGCACTCGCCGTATTTATGACCACAAAATCTATGAAGTTGTTGCTGCATCTACAACTGCCCAACCAGACGTAGGCGCGGCGGCGGTTCCTGCATCATGGCTTTATGTAAGCGCAACTAACCGTTTTAAAATGTTTGATATATCTGTAGGCTCTGGCACTACAAATGCGAGTAGTATTAACGTAACTATTACGCCAGCTACAGTATGCAATTCTGTTGTCTTGTTTGACGTTGATGGGGCTACTGCACAGTTAATTGTTCGCACATCTGGTGGCACAATAGTTTATAACCAGACTGTCAGTTTAACTGACTATACTGGCTTAAACAGCTATTTCAATTATTATTTTTTGCCAATAGCTGAAACAGGCGCAACAGAACTGGCCTTTATAGATATTCCAAATTATTCTGGAGCCACATTTCAGCTTATTATTAGTGCAGGGGCTGGCACGGCTTCATGTGGAGAAATGATAATAGGACAAAAATCTGTGTTAGCGGTTACTAACTTTGGCACATCTGTTGGAATTAAAGATTATTCTGTCAAAACTATTGATGATTTTGGCAATGTTAGCATTACAACGCGACCATATAGCAAACGTGCAGATTATGATGTCACTGTTGAAACGGCAGATGTTGGGCAGTTTAATAAATTTCTTGCCTCTATACGTTCAACGCCAGCAGTTTATATAGGCGACCCAGATAGAGGCGAAACAATTGTTTTGGGGTATTACCGCGATTTCAATGTTGTGTTATCTAATCCATCTATATCTGAATGCTCACTTTCAGTAGAAGGGTTGATATAATGCCATATACTGCAATCTCAACACTTCCAGTTTCGCCATCA